GGAGATGGTAATGAATCTAGACGATCTGGAAATAATAGTGAGAGCACAAGCTCTACACAATGATAAAGTATATAATATAAATCTTACTCATGTATTAAGTGATCGAGCTTTCGGTGAGATCACAGATCTTATTGAGAAACAACTAACTAGGAGAACTGTATGAAGATAAGTAAATGGGATATAGAATATTCAAGTGTAATTACTGCACATATTCCACAAGGTGATGGTACATTTAAAACACATGAGTTTAGAATGATACCTGATGATGGTTCATGTGATTATGTTGAAGAACAATTAGAGGAGATGGGTTATGAAATCGAGTAACGATAAGTATCATGGTGATGAACACATTACTGACAAACCTTTTAGATATATAGTAAAAGCAAGTGAGGTAGTTCATTACGAAGTAGAAGTCGATGCCTATACAGAAGATGAGGCTTACGACTTAGCTATAGAAGAAATTACAAAAGATGGTATCAATGTAGAACGTATCTATGATACTGATAGTTTTCAAGTAGATAGTATCAGGGAGAAATTACCTGATTGGAATTATAATTACAGGTTAGGAGACGAGTAATGAAAACATATAAAGTAGAAGCAAGTGAAACTGTTTCTTATGAAAGAAAAGTAAAAGCTAATAGTAAAGAAGAAGCTTGGGAAAAAGCATGGGGAGCTGAGTATAATGTATCAGACCATGCAGTAGACTATTTAAATTTACAAATAGACAATGTATATGAAATAGAAAATGAAGGAGAAGAAGTATGAGTGGTGTAGATAAATACTGGGATGTAGAATTCCCATCTGATTTATTAGATGAGTACAGTCGTATTGCACATGGACATACGTCATGGACAATGGATCATGATGGTCATGGCAATATTATTATAACTTTTTGGCAAGACAAATTAGAAGGAGATGACGATGTCTTATAGTTTACAAGAACAAATACTAGATGCTCTATATGAAGAAGCTTATGAAATGTATTACAACGATGGTCTACGTGGAGAGCAGTGCTGCATCTTTGCTAGAGAAGAAGCAAAGCATCGGTACGATACAGGCGAATACGATCAGTCTTATTACACAGACTAGTTAAACTTGTCGGCAAATAGACTGTACATTTTATAATTTATATGATATAATATAGTTGTCTCTTACATTTAGAGGAACTATAATGAGATGTAGAGCATGTAACAAGAACTTAAACGACTTCGAGTCTACTCGCAAGTCGGACAGTGGAGAGTTTGTAGATCTCTGCAATCATTGTTATCACGAAGTACGTTCGGATATTCTTGCAGAAGAACGTCAGGATTTACAAGATGGGAATGATGAATTGTTCGGTGATGATGAGTGGATTGAATTAGATTTTGATCTTGAATAAAGTAAGGCCCACATGCGTGGGCTTTACTTTTTACTTGTTGGCTACGTACATTGTTACTTCAAAGCCAAATCTCATTTCAGTTGCAGTTGGTTTAGTCCACATAATAGATTCCTTTCTGTATAGATTTATATACTTTTATCAGTATATATGTATATTATACACTATTTAATTAAAACTTTCATGCATTATTGTATGAGTTACAACTAAGGATTTTAATGAGTAATTTCTTGAGGCATTTACCTTGTCCTAAGTGTCGTAGTAAAGACAACTTAGGTGAGTATGACGACCACTTCTATTGCTTTGGTTGTCAATACTACAAGACTAAACAAGACTTAGATACACTACGTAAACGTATCAATAAGTCAAAAAGCCCCAGTAATGTAACCACCAGTGTACTTACTGTAACTGAAGAGCTACCACAAGTAGCGATGAAGTGGCTGTTGTCTTATGGTATTACTCCTGACGAGATAGCTCGTTACAATTTGACATGGTGTACTGATAATGGTACACTAGTATTACTTAACACAGGTAGTTACTGGCAAGGTAGATCATTTAAGTCTATCGGTCCTAAGTATTTATCTAATGGTGCTAAACCATTGACAGTGTATGGACAATCTGATACTATAGTATTAGTAGAAGATATATTATCAGCTATTAAAATAGCAAGGGTTAAAGATGTGTGTGCTGCACCATTACTAGGTAGCAGTTTAGCAACACACTTTGAACCAGAGCTAGTAAAAAAATACAAAACAGTATATGTCTGGTTAGACAGAGACAAAGCAAAGAATGCAGTACGAATAAAGAATAGACTTAAAGGTTTAGGATTACAAAGTAGAGCTATTATTACTCATCTTGATCCTAAAGAATACAACACTAAGGAGATTGAACAGTGGTTGAAGAACAGATAATAAAACTTTTCTGTGAAGACAGGGAAGTCTATACAAAGTATTACAAGTATGTTAACCTTGGTTATGTCAAGACAAACTATACAAATCATTACAAACTATTTACCAGTATTGATACATACTATGACAAGTATGATGACAAAGATCATATCAGTTCATCAGAGCTTGACATACAATTCAATAGTAACTGGTTGCTTCAAGAAACAGAACGTAAAGAACTTACGTTACTTATACAACGAATCTTTGATGTCGAACTCAGCAACAAAGATGCAGTAATCAATCTCCTAAGTGAGCATAGAAGGCGAGGTCTCGCAGGGGATCTTGCCAAGCTCGCTCTCGATGTAGAAGATGGTACTGCTAATGCTGATGACTTACTAGAAAAATTCAAAGACTTTGATGTCCAAGATATTGAACAAGAAAGTATTAACTTTGTTCAAATGGATCTCGAAGATTTGTATGAGTCACAAATCGAAACACCGGGTTTACGTTGGAGATTAGATTGGCTTAACAAATCTATGGGTAGTTTACGTCAAGGTGACTTTGGTTTTATCTTTGCTAGACCTGAGACAGGTAAGACTACATTCTTAGCTAGTGAAGTAAGTCACATGATTAAACAAACTGATGGTGATATATTGTGGTTCAACAACGAGGAACAAGGTAAGAAAGTTGGTATTAGAATCTTTCAATCTTTCTTTGGTGCTGAACAACAAATATTATTTGGTCAGCAGAAACAAGTATACAATCAACAGTATCGTGATATGGTAGGTGATCGTATCAAGATACTTGACTTTGAAGATAGTAGTAGTCCTAAACGTATTGAAGAGATACTAGCTTCTACTAATCCTGCATTAATTATCTTTGACCAGATTGATAAGATCAAAGGTTTCAAAGCAGATCGTAACGACTTAGAACTTAAAGCTATCTATCAATGGGCAAGGGAACTTGCTAAGAAGTATGCTCCAGTCATTGGTGTATCACAAGCATCAGGTGAAGCTGAAGGTAAGCTGTGGTTGACTATGGATATGGTTGATGGATCCAAGACAGCCAAGCAAGGTGAGGCTGACTGGATCTTAGGTATTGGTAAAGAACAAGACAATTCATCACGGCTTCGTTACTTTAACATTACCAAAAACAAACTAATAGGAGATACTGATACGTTACCTGACTTACGTCATGGTCAAACTCAAGTATTAATTAAACCAGAAATTGCGAGGTATGAAGATATATGAAAACTAAAATGAAACAAACAAGTATCAATGCTTACACAGATTTAAAAGAAGACTTTACTTTAGGTAACATGCAACAAAAAGTCTTAGATGTAATGAAACAAAACCAGTTGTACACTAGACGTGAGCTATCTAACTTAACAGGCATGGAGACTTCTTCAATTGCAGGTCGAGTTAACGAGCTGCTTCAATATGGTGTACTTGAAGTTAATGAAAAAGTTGTTTGCCCTTATTCTAAAAAGATGGTAGAATCTGTGGTAAAGGTAGTTAAATGACAAAACCATATATAACATTAGATGTAGAAACTACTACATCAAACAAAGGTAACCCATTCGATCAGACTAACAAGCTGTGCTATGTTGGTATTGACGAACAGGTTTATAATATCGAGTACGATGTTGAGCCTTACAAGGATAATCTCCTTAAAGTCCAAGAGTCAATAGACTCTGCCACTGTCCTTGTAGGGTTTAATATCAAGTTCGATCTACATTGGCTTGCCAGATACGGTATCCTTTTTTCCTCCAAACGTATCTGGGATTGCCAGGTAGTCCAGTTCATACTGGACGGACAGGCTAATCCTTATCCTAGCTTAAACAAAGTAGCTGAACATTATGGGTTAGAGTCTAAGTTAGACGTAGTATCAGAACAGTATTGGAAGAATGGTATTGACACTCCAGACATACCAGAAGAAATACTGACTGATTATCTTAAACAAGATGTCAAGTTAACAGAGCAGATTTTTGTCAAGCAAATGGAAGAGCTTAACAAAAGACCAGAGCTCAAGCGTTTAGTTAGCTTACACAATCAAGATCTATTAGTATTGCAAGAAATGGAGTTTAATGGTATACTATATGATTATGATAAAAGTAAAACATTAGGAGATGAGCTTGAAGAACAAATTGCTAAACTGGATAAACAACTTTATAGTTATCATCAGTTCGATAACTTTAACCCTAATAGCGTTGACCATCTTAGTGCTTTCTTATATGGTGGCAATATTAAGTACAAGCTGCAACGTCCTATTGGACATTACAAATCAGGTGCTAGAAAAGGTGAGGTCAAACTACAATGGTTTGAGGAAGAACATAGCTGTGTACGAAGAGTTCGTCCCATACCAGGAACAGAGCTTGCTAAAGAAGGCTTATACTCTACTGATGAAAAGACCTTACGAACGCTTAAACCAAATGCTGAAGGAAAAAAGATTCTAAATTTGTTACTAACTAGAGCTACTCTAGAGAAACGGAAGTCAACTTACTATATTGGTTTATGTAAGCTGATTGATGATAACAACTGGAAGAAAGGAGAGATACACGGACAACTAAACCAATGTGTAGCACGGACAGGAAGACTATCTAGTAGTCGACCTAACTTACAAAACTTTGATGGAGAGATCAAAAGTCTTTTTACATCAAGATACTAAGGAGATACTATGAAAGAAACTGATACAAAATTAGCAGATTCGCTAACAATAGCACTAATGGCTTTAGTATTATTCACTGCAGTCGCAGCTTTGATAGGTGACTGGAAAGAAGATATACAACAAGGCTCTGTGCAAGAAGCATTAGAAATTGCTAACATTATAGAATCGGAACCATTACCAGAGATTAATATCCCTGATCCTATTCTACCTAGAGCATTACCACCATTGATTGAAGGTGGTGAGGTTTATTTCGAGGAACTATAATGTTATTACAAGCAGATGCTAAACAATTAGAGTGGGTAGGTGCAGCTTACCTTAGCCAAGATGATCTTGCTATACAAGAGATCTGGGATGGTACTGATATGCACTCTGATAACCAGAATAGGTTTGGCTTGCCATCTAGATTGATTGCTAAGACCTTCGTGTTTAGATTAATCTATGGTGGCTCTGCTTACTCATATGCCAATGATCCTAACTTTAAAGATATAGGTAATGAGGCATACTGGCAAAACATTATCGATCAATTCTATGGCAAGTATGTTAAGCTAAAAGAATGGCACGATGAGATAGTGTTCAGAGCCAAGCGTGACAGAAAACTCACAATGCCTACAGGTCGTGTGTATTACTACGAGCCTGAGGTTACGAGCTACGGAGTTAAACATCCACGTACTAAGATACTAAACTATCCAGTGCAAGGCTTAGGTGCTGACTTAATGTCTATAGCAAGAGTTTCGTTACGCAATAGACTTCTTGACAAAGAAGGAGTTAAGATGGTTAATACTGTTCATGACTCAATTATACTTGACTTCGATCCTAAAGTATGGGATAATATAAGTATAGTTAAAATTGTTGAGAAATGTTTTAACGATGTACCTGATAACTTTGAGAAGTTATTCGGACATAAATTCAACCTACCCATGAGAGTCGAGTGCGAAATCGGTGAGACATGGGGTAACATGGAGACAGTTAATGTTAATTAATATTATTGATGTAGCAGCACCCGTTACACAAACTAATCGTAACGGCAGACAATACCAGTCTATCGAAGTAACTTACAAAGATGATTCTGGTAAAGTAAGTAGCAAGAAACTTATGTCATTTGCAAACCCTGACGTGTTCAAGACAGCACAGACTTGGGAAAAAGGTGACAGTGTAAATATCAACACACAAAAAGATGATGCAGGTTATTGGCAGTGGACAGGTATCTTAGCAGAAGGTGAAGTTGCTCCTGCACCTGTAGCTAGTTCTGCACCTGCACCACAGGCATCTGCTTCTAGTAAACCAACACGTGTTACAGGATCTAACTACGAAACAAAGGAAGAGAGAGCACTTCGTCAGTTGATGATAGTGCGACAAAGCTCTTTATCCAATGCAGTAGCTACCCTGGCAACGCACAACAGTCCATTAAGTCCTGACCAAGTTATTACATTAGCTTCTAAGTATGAGAAGTTTGTAATGGGTACTTTGATTGATGGTGCTAGTTATGTTGAAGGTGGTGCCGATCAGTTAGCTGACGACATTCCTTTATAACATGGAAGCCTTAATTGACCAAGACTTAGTGTGCTTCCGATGTGCAGCAAGTGCAGAGGAAGACGACCTAGGTATCGCTATATACAGAGCTAACGAACTGTTCGATCAGATTCTTGATAAGACAGGTGCTAGCTCGTATAGAGCTTTCTTGACAGGTCCTACTAACTTTAGGAAACAAATCTATCCTGAATACAAAGCAAACCGAACAGCTCCTAAACCTAAGCATCTCGAAGATCTAAGGAAGTGGAGTATCGCTGAGCTTAATGCTGAGGTAGCTGATGATGGACTAGAGGCAGACGACATGTTAGGCATCTACCAAACAGATGATACTATCATATGTAGTCTAGATAAAGACTTGTTACAAGTACCTGGTCTACACTTCTCTTGGGAAATTAGTGGTAAAGGATGGACAAGACCTGATACTTTTACTGAACAGTCTAAGTTAGAAGGTCTTCGTCTATTTTATGAACAGTGTATCAAGGGAGATCGTAGTGACAATATCAAAGGCATTGAAGGCATGGGGGAGAAGAAAGCTAAGGCACTTCTCGCTAATGCGAATTCGGAACAAGAAATGATTAACATAGTGCGTGAAGCCTATGGTAATGATGAAGAGTTTCTGATGAATGCATCTTGTCTCTGGGTACTACGCAGTGATAGGCTCAAGTACAAGGAACGATATGCCAACTTTTAAAAGTAAGTTTGAGTCAGCAGTATGGAAAGAGCTACGCAAACATTACACATCATGTAAGTACGAACCTGATAAACATGAGTATATACAGCCAGTAATACATCGTAAGTATATACCAGACTTTAAGATGGGTAAGAACTTCTACATAGAAGCAAAAGGCAAATTAGATTTAGCAACAAGACAGAAGATGGTATGGTTTAAGGACTCTAATCCACATATAACTATAGTATTTTTATTTATGAACGCAGGTAACAAGATAACCAAACGTAGTAAAACTACCTACGCTATGTGGGCAGAAAAGAATGGTTTCTTGTGGCTAGACTACAGGAAGGATTGGATAAGTGATCTTAAAAAACTTAAAAAAGAACAAAGACGGAAACTATGATTTTGATTTTACAATTAGTGAAGAAGAGAATGAGTTTCTTCTAGACTTTGCTATACAGGAACTAATTAAACAAGGTCTTATTAGCATTACGAAAGCTGATGAAGAGTTTGCATTCTTAGATAATTTTGAAGAAGGAACACTACAATGAAACATTTAGTGATACCTGATTGCCAAGTTAAACCAGGTCAGTCAGTTAAGTATTTAGAAAACATAGGTAAGTACATAGCAGAAAAACAGCCTGAAGTTATAGTTTGTATAGGTGACTTTGCAGACATGCCTAGCTTATCTTCATATGATGTAGGCAAGAAAGCATTTGAAGGTAGAACATATAAAGCAGACGTTAATGCAGTACATAAAGGTATGGAGGCTTTACTCAAACCTGTATGGAAGTTGCAAGAACGTCAGCGAAAAGCTAAGAAAAGAGCTTATAATCCTCGAATGATCCTAACCTTAGGTAATCATGAAGACAGGATAGATAGAGCGATTGAGAATGATCGCAAGTTAGAAGAACTAATTAGTATAAAGGATTTAAACTATGAACAGTATGGTTGGGAAGTTTATGATTTTCTTGACGTGGTTGTGGTTGATGGTATCGCTTACAGTCATTTCTTTGCTAGTGGTGTCATGGGCAGACCAGTCACATCAGCTAATTCTTTACTCACTAGAAAACACATGTCATGTTTCGCAGGGCATCAACAAGGTAGACAAATTGCCTATGCTAGACGAGCAGATGGTAGAGAAATTACAGCCATTATTGCAGGATCATGTTATGAGCACAATGAGGACTATCTAAATCACCAAGGTAATCAGCATTGGAGAGGATTCTATGTACTGCATGAAGTTAATGATGGAGCCTTTGACGAAATGGCAGTCTCATTAAATTACGTAAATAGTAAATATGGGGTTGAC